TGCCGTGGTTCTTACGGATAAACTGCCAGCCACGCAGTGCGCGGACCACAGCCTTTTGTTCTTTTTCAGTTAGTAATGGTAGATACATCTTTCGCTCCTTGTTATTCACTATACCTATAGTATAACATCAAAGAACCAATCTGTCAACCAAAACACAAAGACCCTACGACCGCCTGGGTTTCAACAGAGCCTTAGACTCGATGCGCAGCTTGCCCGCTTCTTTGTACAGTGCGTCTGCCTTGCGGCTCATCATGTCGGATCGTTCTCGGGCCAACTTGCCACCGCCGAACTCACGATCGATGTAGTAGCTGATCAAGCTGCGTTGTATCATGGTGGGGAGGTTATCGCCGTGATCCTCTGGGCAGATGAATCGCACAGGGCATCGACCCCACCCACCCAACTCTAGGAACTCTGCGTAGTAGCGTCTGTGATCCTTGTTGTAAGGGTCGAAGGCCACCAAGGGCCTTGCGAGGTACTCTAACTTGCTCATCAACTATTTATAGTGGCATGCGGGCTGTAGTCTTCGGTATCAAGTCCCACTTCTTCCAACCATCCATAAACCTGCTCGATGGGGCACTCCAGCATGATTGAGATCATCTTAGGTGAATGCCCTTCGATATACAGTTGCTCGATGTCGTATGCGAGATCGCTCATTTTACTTCCCTCACAACTTCTTGCACCTTGTTCACGCCCTTGTCAGCCATCTGCGCCATGCCTGTGAAGCCCACAGTTGCGGCGGTGATGCCAAGTATAAACGCCAATAAATGACTCATCATGATTGCTCCTGATCAAAGTTAGTTTGGGGGTTGTTGCGATTCTTAAAACGATACCAAAGCATCTGGGGGATACCCATGCGCCAGGCCCACATAAAATCCATCACTATCATACCTGCTGCGAAAGCTAAAATCAGTTCCATCATTGCCGCTCCTTCTCTGTTAATATGTGTATATTATAACACCAATCTGCCTAGATGTCAATACCTAGATCTCACGCACACGTAAGCAGCGGGGTCTGTGGCTAAAAAGCCACAACCCCTGGCACTCCAATCAGGCCGCCTCTCGTTCATAGATCACTGTCTGACCAAAAGGTGCTTCTGCCTGCTCATTGCCCTTGACGATAAAGATCGTATCGCAGTAGTCCTCGTCACCCCAGCCACCGCAGGGATAGCCGTCTGTGAACATGATGAACTTCTTGGGCTGAATACCATTCTCTTCCATGAAGCGCCAGTTGGCTTCGAAGTCTGTGCCACCACCACCCTGAGGCTCATATTCCACCAGCTCGTGAGCTTCGTCGTGTGTGATAACTTTGTGGTTGTAGATGTCTGTGTCAAAGCACCACAGGTTGATCTTGAAGTCCTCGTACTGGTCCATGATGCCCTTGATCTCTGACAGGAAAGCAGTTGCATCTTCATCACCAATGGAGCCCGACATATCGATGCTGATAGCCACGTCAATGGTAGTTGCTTCTTTCATGCCTGGAAGGATAGCACCCGAGTGCATACTCTTGCGATTCACACGCTGGAAGGAGTAGTCATTGCGAACAATGCTTTGGATCTCTTGTTGCACCAACTGGCGCCAGTCCATCTTAGGCTCAGTCCAGTTCTTGATCAGACGTTGGATACCTGCGGGCACCTTACCAGCACCAGCCGCCGCGGCACTTTGGATCATAGCGTTCTTGATCTCATCACGGATCTGTTCGGCTTCTTCTTTGCTCAGCGAGGGCTTGCCCTTGCCGTCCTTGTTGCCAGCACCCGCACCCTCTTCTTCTTTGATGTGCTCGTCAAGCAGGTCGCCTAACTGTGACAGCAGTTGTTCCATAGGGATCTTCTCTGCTTTATCGTAGAGCTCATCGTAGATCTCTTCCCAAGCCATTCCACGATACTTGGAATCATAGCAGATCTTGACTTCAGTGATCTTCTCACCAATGCGTTCATCTACAAGGATCTGATTCACAGCATAGTCCTGTGCGATGTTCGCCAGTTGTGGAATACGCGAACCCAAACGACCAAAGTGATCAAAGATGCCATGACAGATCTCATGTGCGAACAGGAACTCCAGTTTCTTCACAGAAAGTTTCTCTACGAACTTCTTGTTATACATGAAGTCACGACCGTTGGTTGCGGCAGTAGGGCACCAGTCAGAAGCATCAATCAACTTCATGCGGGTGGCCATGTTGCCGAAGAACGGCGCTTTGAGCAGTAGGCCTACTCGGGCAGTTGTAAGTTTCTCTACGATTGGGTCCATGTGTCGCTCTCCTTAGTATGTGTATATTATAGCATCTATTTACACACCTGTCAATCAAAAAAGGTGGGCTACGAACCCTGAGGAGCCCGTAGCCCGGCCATGGGCGAGGTCTTAATTCTCCATGGCACTCAAAACATACTTACCAAAACGCTTGTGGAATTCATCGAAGGATTTCATCTTGGTAGCGTCCAAGGGCAAGTCATAGTTGGTGAGCGCGGTCTTGGCACCCATCACAACCAACTCAGTTGGGAAGTTATCCATCATGTAGCGGAAGAAGCAGTCAGCCATGTCGTCCCAAGCCTTGGCCTTCTTCTCTGCACGATCCTTGAGCTCATAGCACAATGACACCGTCAATGAATACATCGCTGACACTTCCTTGATCTGGAGGTCCTTGACCTTGCCGTCGAGGATGTCACCAGCCTTGGGCAGTTTGCCTGCGATCTTGCGGTGAGCCATGAACTTGGAAGCCAAGCCGTCACCGATAGCACCTGCGATCAGTGCTGTAAGGGTATCGTTGTCGCAGTCATCATCTGACAGCAGATCGCTGACGAACACCCATGAGCGTGGAGTCGCAAACGCCTTAGAGGCACTCTTGGGATCGAAGTCATACAAGTCCTGCTTGGCAAAACCCACATAACCCACAACCTCTGGATGCACCTTGTTCAAGGTAGCCCAGTCTTGGAAGTCATCAAAATCCACTTTCATTTCCAAGTGGATGAAACGGTTAGCCAGGGGAGCAGGCATACGGTATGTGACACCACGGTCACCTTCACGGTTACCCGCCGCCACAACATCCACACCCTTAGGCAGGTGGTAGGTACCAACTCGGCGGTTAAGGATCAACTGATAGGCCGCGGCCTGGACTGCTGGAGGAGCAGAGTTCAACTCGTCTAAGAAGATGATTGCCTTAGACTCTGGGTCTGTGGGCAGTTCTGCAGGGGGAGCCCAGACCATCTTGCCCTGGTCTGCATTGTAGTAGGGGATGCCCTTGATGTCTGTGGGTTCCCAGAGGGCTAGTCGAACGTCAATGACTTCGCGACCTGCTTCATCACCGATCTGCTTTACGAGATCGGATTTACCAATACCTGGAGGACCCCAGAGGAAGGTTGGACGACGCATCTTGATCGCGTGTCGGATCGCTTTTTTGGCACCCTTAGGGCCAACTTGACGGACGGATACATCTTGTGCTTTTGCCATATTAAGACCTCGCTAGTTAGAACAGTTAAAACAATTAATCTCTCAGTGTCATAAGTATAACACCAATTTACCCATTTGTCAACCAAGGACTTTCACATAATTCAACTGTGTTGTTTTGTTGCCACGTTGAACTTTGATCTTGCCCTTGATTCTCAGCTCCCCTGTCAGCTCCTGCCCGAACCAGAAGTCCACGAAGCTTTCACCCATGCGGGCCGTGATCTTGTATCTGTTGTAATCACTGTTGAAGCGGGCGCTGATCACAGTGATGTCACCCACAACTGTATCCCCCACAGCACCCTGCAGCTGTTCTGAGGTGTAGATTTCACGTTTGAGTTCGCTGTTCGCAACATCGCGTACAGCCACTGAAGGCAAGCATGAGATCACAGCGAAATCATACATGTCGCGGCCTGTGAATTCTTCCTTGGCTGCCAGCTTCATAGCAGTCTCTTGGAACTCGTTGAGTCTGCCAGCTATGGCCAGTAGGGTGTAGGATTTGAAATGGTTGCGAGCACGGATCCCCTCTGCTGTGTCTGCAGCAGTGATCTGGGAGTAGTCATTGGTGCGAAGCCAATCTTTGACCAAGAGCTTGTTGGCAGTCTTGATCTTACGAGCTTGGTCGTCGATGGTTTCCCATTGATCTTCTTTGAGGTAGTCCCCATTGATACGCTGCGCGGCAGCAGCACAGGCCCAGACTGTTTCAGCGGTAAATTGCATAGTCGCTCCTTGCTTGTTCATGTGTGTATTATAACACTATGTATCCAATCTGTCAAGCTCTTTTTGGGAGTGCCGGCCAAAGAAAAAGGGTGTTGTATTTCTACAACACCCTCCAAAGAACGCCCCGGGAGCGAATCGGCTTGTTCTTTGAACGACCCTTAGGGTCGAGAAACAACTGCTTAGACTGTGATGCCCATGCTCTTGGCTTTGTAACCAAGTGCTACGATTTCACGGCTAGGTGTGCCCATCACATACTCTGTGACTGTTACGCCATTGCCAGCTGTGCGGCTGTTTGAATAAACAGCGTAGCCTGCTTGGCGGATACGGCTGGCTTCTGCAGCCAAGTTCTTGACACCAAAACGCTTTTCAGCTTGGCTTTGGGTAAGAGCAGCACCTTTGTACAGTGCGTGGAAGACTTTGAAAGTCTTGGTTTCTGGGTTGAATCTCTTCATGGTTAAGTTTCCTTTGTTGTCAGCTGATTATCTGTTCTTCAGCATTAGTTAATATTACAGGATTGTTATCGCAGATGCAACCTCAATCTCGCCGTTTTATCGTGACATTTGCCCGAAGGAAGGTGCCCAGGATCACCACTGCACACCATGTCCAAAACGTGAACTCAATGGCCAGCAGGGGGAACATGGTGTTCAGACTCCAGATCACCAACCAGGGCCCGATGGCCAATAGGATCACGATCAGCACGATGCCTACGATGATTTTAAAGACGTTATCCATTTTCAATCTCCTCTAATTCCTGCTGGCGTTTCAGCTCAGCGATTTCTTTTTCTACTTCTTTCTCACGGCGCCGACCATTCACTGATGTGCCCCGTTTGTAGACCACATAGTAGTGATCGTGACAGTAGCTCTTGCCACTGATGGTCACAGCTCCACAGAAGGGCGTGGGCCCCCTGTGTCTGTGAGCATCGTACTCCGGACCCAAATATTGGCACCCTGACATCAGTGGGCTCCCTTCATCACAGTGACTTCTGCCATGTTCTTCCAATTTGTCGCAAAGCTCTTGCGAAGATCTGCTACCTTCAGCACCGTGCGCAGGCTCAGCTCACGCATCTTTGCGCGGTTCTCTACGATGAACTCCACGACTTCGTCCTTGACCACAGGCTCAAACTCGTATGAGTCCAGCATGCCATCTTCTACGATCTGCTTGATGCGGAGTACCTTTTCACGGTCTGTGTCCATCTGCAGATCCACGTAGTGACAGCGTGACTCCAAAGCAGCCAAGTGATCCTGCAGTTTCTTAGAGCGCACATTCTCAAACTTGATGTTAGTGATAAAGATAGCACCTGCCTTGAACTCAAACTTGTCAGGCACACCCTCTGAACGCAACATACGCGAATCAGTGTTCCACGAGATAGTACGCTTCTTGGACGAATCCAAAGCCGCCTTGAGAATGTTCAAGCTCAAGTCGTCCAACAGCACAGAGTCACAGTCATCGAACACGATGACATTGCCCTTTTCGCTGTAGTGGTAGAGCTTGGAGTAGAGTCCAATGGCACTCATAGCACCTTTCACGATCTCGTACTTGGGACGCTTGTTACCCAGCGTGTTGAAAAGATCCTGCTTGCCCAATACTTCTTCTACACCAAAGCTCTTGCCCACACCTGGAGGGCCAGTGACGATCATTGCTCGCACGGTGCCCTCTTTGACTGCCTGTGTCATGTCCTGTAGTACTTGGAAGCGATTGCGCAGTCGCTCTACTATCTGCTCATCGGTCTCATGCGCTACCACGGCATCGGGCACTTTGATCTGGCTGAAGTCTGTGACTTCCGCGGAGTTTTTGGCGGGCTTCTTGAGTGCTTTCAGCATGCTGATTCCTTGTGGTACGGTTGAGGATTGGGCCATGGTATAGGCACCCTGGCGACATTTGACTCGGATGTTGCGGTCTGGAAAGCCGGGCTGTGAGCCCCCTTCCACAGTAACATAGCCTTCACCGCTGGCGGCGACCTTGTAGTCTTCTACCAAACGAAAGGTCATGCCCCCAACATTGACTGGGTTGCCTTTGATGTTGTACCAACCCTCAGTGAATGTGATATTCATGTTTCGCTCCATGTGTGTGTTTAACATAGTGTCTATTATATGATCATTTGGGCTAGCTGTCAATCCCAAACTGCGATAACCCTAGGTGCTCTAGGGTTATTCATCTTCTGCCATCAGCTGCTCAATGGTGTTAGCTGCTAGCGCATCTGCCAACGGCACTAGTCCGTGCTTGACCAGTCCCTTGACAGCGTACACCGCACCCGCGTACCACACACCGTCCCGCATCACGTAGTAGTATTCGCAGCCTGAGCCTTCGACCTGATCGAGGAACTCGTCGAATGTGTGGGCGACCATCCACCCCGCACGTTCGTCCCCCTGTGCTGCAGAGAAGTTCATTGCTGCTAGGGTCTCTTTGACGCCCGAATTGTCCCCACGTGAGACCAGCTCATTGGCCATGCTGCTGTCGTAGTGCCTGTTGAGGATCTCGCCTGTGTATGACAGATAGCCATCGTAGTGGCAGTAGACTGACTTGCAGACTGTGCCATGCATGACACCTACTCTTGATCTTGTTCCCATTTCGCGCTCCTTTTGTTTAACTTAGCCTAGAGTATAACACAGGCCGGAGCCTGTGTCAACCACAAACTGCAGAGCCCCTAAGGGCCTTAGGGTCATGCGTTCTGCATAAACGTATTAATAAAGCACTCGCCTACGTCGCAGCTCACATACTCGTCTCCCTGCATGCCCTGCTCGCTGTAGCTGACATCGCTGGCATCAAAGCCCATGCTAGTTAACAACTCTTTAAGCTCTGTCATAAACTGCGTGTCTGTGTAGATGAGACCGTGTTTGCTTGTGTCCCATGTGTTTGTGTTAAAGCGTACACGCAGCTCGCCGAAGTCCAGTTCGTCGTTGGTGTATGCTAACTGCAGACCTGTGACCTCTACTGCTGTGGCAGTGCGGCTCCAATAGCCCTTGCCGTTTGTGTTTAGTGTTGCGTTAACTTTGTACATCGCTCGCTCCTTTGTTGCTAAGTGTCTATTATATGCTCAAACCTGGATCTTGTCAACCCTGTTTAATCGCCCCTGCAGTCAGTGTTCAGTGCAGGGTTCAGCAGTCTGCGCAATTCAACTTCTCGCTTGTGAGCAGCTGCCTTGCCACGGACGACTTCGTGTACCAGTACTTCTATCTCTGACTTGTCTCTGAGGCCACGCAGGGCTTCGCACAACAGCCATGCCTTGTTCTCTGTCTTGGCGCGATAGAAGTGCTTGGCGGCACGTGCCAACACGCTCTTGTTCACAGTGGTCTCTGTCTTGGCAGTGACACCTATGTACGCGAGCCCGTTAACACGAAGTTCGTATATTATGTGATTGCGATCAGTGCGTTTCTTTCTCATCATGTGTGTATTATAGCACCTCGCCGCCAAACTGTCAACCAAAAAGACTAGAGCCCTTACGGGCCCTAGGGTTATTACACGCTGCAATCGCTGCGTACCATGTACACAGGTATGCGGTACTGCTCCGCCAACTGCTGCACAGCAAGGTGTGTGCCCAGTTTGCGCCATGCACACTCATCGCCTCGTTTAGCAGGATGCTGTGCAAAATGCGAGGCCATTGTGGTGCGTACTGCCGCTGCGGCTGCGAGGTACTCAGCGGTCTTGCGAGCTGAGATCTCTGCGCTGTTAGCCTCCACCCAGCGCAACAGCTGCTGCCACTGCCGTTGTGTTTGAGGTACATATGCTACTGAGGCTGCTGTTGAGGTCATAGTGTGCTCCTGTTAAAAATCTATTATAGCATCTCTAGCCAAAATGTCAACCAAAATGCGCTGCGACCCTACGACCCTAAGGGTCTCTCTTCGCAGTGTCGCGAGGTCTGCAGCTAGATGGGCAGCCAGGTGACCCACCTGATAGCTGCGTATGTGATCACAGCTGCGCAGATCCACACCCCCACACGCTGCAGAGGCCACAGCTGGCGATACCAACGTTTGAACGGATCTAGAGGATCCATGGGGTTAGGTGATTGGTACACTGTGAGTCTCCCTTGCTGCTGTCTACGTTGGCCTGCCCGGGAGGGATCGAACCTCCGACCCACAGCTTAGAAGGCTGTTGCTCTATCCACTGAGCTACGGGCAGATTGATGGTGGGCCCCC